AGCCATAGACCGCGCTGGTCTCGTAGCCCGTGTCGATCGCAAGACGCGCGATCGCCAGATGCTCGCCGGAGGCATACGTCCATGTGCGCCCCAGCAGATCCGTGAGCTGCTGCCAGCAGGCCGGATCGCCGGGCCCGCCCTCGATGACGACATGATCGACGAGCCAGCTTTCCAGCCCGCGGCCCCAGGCCCAGACATCGACCTCGATGCGGTCCTTCTGCACGTCGGCGCCGGCGGTCAGGAACAGGCCGCCCGCCGGCACGGTGCCCGGTTTCCATGCCTCGCGGCGATCCGCCAGCCGTTGCCAGTCGGGCGCCTCGCCGCTCTCGACCCATGTCTCGCCGAGGATCGTGTTGCGGAACGCCTTGATCGCCTCGTCCGAGCCTCGGGCCGCCTCCCAGGCGCGCGCGATCCGGTCCCAGCCGAGCCAGCCCACCGGCGAGTAGAGCGCCGAGAGGTGATAGCCGACGGTGCCGGGGTCCTCCGGCTCGGCGGTCGCGCGCCATTCGCCCGCTTCCAGCATCGCCGTCTTGTGGTGCTCCGCGATGGCCCCGTCGCAGCCCTCGCAGAGATACTCCGCCGTCTCCGGCCGCCCCTTCTCCCAGCGCAGCCGGTCGAACTTCAGCCACTGCATTGCGTCGCAATGCGGGCATGGCACGAAGAAGCGGCGCTGGTCGGACGCCTCGAGCTCCCGCTCGATTCGGGAGAGCCCCCGGATCGTCGGCGTCGAGACGAGGAACACCTTGCGCCGGTGGGCAAAGGTCAGCGAGCGCGCCTCGGCCAGCGTCACCGGATCGCCTTCCTCGTCGGCCGAGGCCGGATACGCGTCGACCTCGTCGAGAAAGATATAGCGCGCCGGCGTGGACCGCAGCCCCACCGCCGAGTTCGCCCCGGTCATGATCAGGATGCCGCCCGCGAACTCCTTCGACAGCATGGTGTTGCCCGCATCGCGCGAGCGCGCCGGCTTGATTCGCTCCCGCAGCTCCGGGCTTTCCTCGATCAGCGGGTCGATCCGCTGGCGCGAGTTGCGCTTGGCCAGTTCCACCGTCGGCTGGACCGCAAGCATCGGGCCCGGCGCCTGGTGGATGGCGAACCCGATCCAGTTGTTCCCGGCCTCTGTCGCGCCGACCTGCGCGGCCTTCATGAACACCACCCGCTGCGTGGGATCGCCGGGGCTCAGCCGGTCCATGATCTCGCCCATGTAAGGCGTGCGCACCGTGCGATACTGCCCGGGCTCGGCCGAGGCGCGCGACGACAGCTTGCGGTGCCGGTCGGCCCATTCGGATACCGTCAGGTCCGGGTCGGGCCGCAGCCCTGCGCCCCAGGCACGCAGGATGTCCTGCGCCCCGTCGAAGGCCTGCGCGTCCGCGTCCTCAGCGGAGATCGGGCTGGATCTCGGCGAGGTCGTCGAGCTGGGATCGGACATGTTTCTCCAGAGCCTTCTGCATCGCGGCCGGTTCCACGCCCACATCGGCCGCCATCAGTGCGGCCACCCGGGCGGGCCAGTTGACCCAGACATCGCGCTCCTGCCGCGCCAGCCGGAACACCAGCGCCAGCGCGCGGGCGCGGTCGATCAGCTCGCCTTTCAGCTTTTGCAGCCGGATGCGCCGCTCCTGCGCCTTCAGCACCTCGTTGGCCGTCTTCGCCTGCAGGAAGGTCGTCCCGCCGCCCGTGGCCGGCGCGGCCAGGCCCTGTTCCTTGAGGGTATCGCCCACCGCCGAAACAGCCGCCTCCGGTACGGGCTTGCGCTTCGGCGCGGGCGGCTTGCGGGTTTTCGACGGGTCCGTGCTCTCGGCCCGGCGCGCGTCGCTGGCGTCGGGATCGATGCTCCCATCGGCGTGCAGCACCAGGCGGCCGGCGGCCTTCGCCTTCTGGATCGCCCCGCGCGAGAGGCCGACGCGGGCGGCGTATTGGCGCTCGCTCAGACCCTCCATGCCGCGCTCCGATTATCATTCGAAATCATGTGCTTATTGAGTTGATAAGCCTCTGCGCCGGAGCGAACCTGGATCCAGAAGGACGATGCAACTCAGCACACGGAGCCACCGGATGACCACGCGCCTGAACCCAATCACCACGCCCCGCCACCAGCTCCGCGCCGAGAAGGCGCGCCGCAACAAAGAAGCCGCGCTGAACGCCTTCATCGGCAAGAAAGCCGAGATCGACGAGATGCTCGCCCGGCTACAGGCGCTGAGCGACGACCATTTCAACTGCCACCCCGACGAGGTGGGCTGGGCGATGGTCGGCACCCTTGACCACTACGCCAGCCTCCTCAAGCGCATCACCGACAGCGCCTTCGGCGAGGGCGAGCACGCGGAGTAAGCACCATGGAAACCAGCACCATCCGCATCGCCATCCGCGGCCTGAACGAGCCTTGGGATGCCAGCCGCATCCCCGCCGTTCTCGAGGAGATCGGGGACGCCCTCCGCGAGGAAGCGGACATTTCGGCCCGCCTTACCGCCGACAGCATGACCATCGCCATCGACGTGGCGACGGATCGGCTGCCCGACGCCGCCACGCTCCTGCGAGACCTCGGGCTGATCTGACCTCCGGCCCCGCCGGAACTCCTGCCGCGCCAAGGCGCGGCTCGGGGTCGTAGGAGGGTCGCGACGGTCGCGGCCCCGACCAAGGAGACGACCCCATGACCAAGCTTTCCGATACCCAGCTCGTGATCCTCAGCGCCGCCGCGCAGCGCGAGGACCGCAACGTCCTGCCGCTTCCCGGCTCGCTCCGCGGCGGCGCGGCCGCCAAGGTGGTCGGCGCGCTCCTCTCCCGCGGGCTGATCGCCGAGACCACGACCGACAGCCGGACCAAGGCCGATGCCGCCCTCAACCGCATCTGGCGCAACGACACGGACGGCCGCGCCATCCTCCTGCACATCGCAGATGCGGGCCTCGCCGCCATCGGGATCGAGCCGGAAGGCGGCGACAGAGCGAACACGGGCGCCGACGCGGCGCCGAGCGCGGAGGCCCCGAAGGACGCTCCCGCCGAGGGCGACCCCGCGGCCAAGGCGCGCACACCGCGCGCGGGCACGAAGCAGGCGAAGCTGATCGAGATGCTCCGCGCCGAGGGCGGAGCCACCATCGACGAGATCGTGGCGGCACTCGACTGGCAGGCTCACACCGCTAGGGGCGCCATGTCCGGCGCACTGAAAAAGAAGCTCGGCCTGACCATCACCTCGGAGAAGGTCGAGGGTCGTGGGCGCTGCTATCGCATTCAGGACGCGGACTGATGCCGCGCTTCAGGGTCAAGATCACCCGCGACGTCACCGAAAGCACCTTCGTGTCCGTCGAAGCACTATCCCCTGAGGCGGCGCAAGTCGCCGCCTTCAAGGTTCTGGCCGACATGGAAAACGCCGTCTGGACCCTCGATGAAGGTTCGTGGAATGCGGGCGGTGCATACGTCTCGGAAGTCGCCTCCGAAGAGTGACGCGCGGCGTCACCGCCAAAATTCGAACAGCCGGCGCAGAAGATAGCCGCGCGCCAGCGAGACGCCGACGAAGGCGAGGCCGATGGTCATGTGCTCGGCGAGACCGGTCTCGATCCCGAACAATGGGAACACGACGATCTGCGTGGCGATGGCCAGCACGTAGCCGACGACGACGTTCGTCGCGGCCTCGACCATCGACATGATCCGGCTCTGCTTCATCACAGCCCCTCCGGCAGGCTCTCCAGAAACGCCGTCACGAACTCCGCCGCGAGCGGCGGCACGATCGCATTGCCGTAGCCCCGCAGCAGCCCCATGCGACCGGATATCCTATCAACCAGCGGGAATGTTCCGGGCTCAACGGGCCGCCAGCGGCCATCGCGGCAGAGGAGCCAGTCCGGATCTCGCCAGACGCCGTCCGTCGCATCGGCGCCGGTGGGGTCGTCACCTTCGACCAGTCGACCAGCTTTACCGTCCTGCGGCTCGCATCCGTGTTGCCCGCCGCGTTGTACGCTGCCGTCGCGGGCGAGCCCGCCATCGCCGTCGGCCAGCCCGCCAGCCAGACCTGCCGGCCGAGTAGCGCGTTGATCGGCACCGCCCGGCATTCCGATCCGTCCTTGTGATCCCGCGCTGAGGCCGTTGCCCAGCCCGCCCGGCTCCAGGGCGGCGGCGCCGAAGAACAGCCGCTGGCGGATGTGCGGAGCGCCGATGCCCGCAGCCGGCAGATCGGCCGCCGCGACGGTGTAAGATGCCGCTTCCAGGTCAGAAGCCAGAGCGTCGAACCACGCCCAGCCAGCCGGGCCCTCAGCCGCTGTGCGAGTCGCGCTGCCAACTGGTCCGAGCACTGCCGCGCTCGCGACCTGCTCGCCGAAGACGAACTCCGGGCGGCAGGCTGCGACGAGCCGCAGGAAGGCCGGGGCGAGATGGCGGTCATCGTCCTGTCCCTTGCGCTGCCCGGCCTGGCTGAATGGCTGGCAGGGCGGCGAGCC